ATCCTTTCCACATCTATAGAACCATAACATTTTATCTACAGCTTCATTAATATTAGGTGGTATAACAGGATAATAAAGTTGTAAGGCCTGTATAATTTTATTTTCTTCGCTTATAGAGTTATCCTGCATTAAAAGCTCAAAGAGTATGGACACTCTAAAGTTAGAGTTAATCTCATACTCCCCACCCTCTATTTCAATTGTAGTTGGCACTAAATCTATTAGCATATTCATTATTTTTTAGAACGTCTTTTCGCCCTGTTTGGAGAATATTTCTTTACAAAACTTTTAACTTCCTCATTTGGTGTATTAACGTACTCAACCAGCTCTTCAAATGCTTTCAAGCAAGTAAGTAAATTAACTTTATTACCGAATATCTTTTTATCTGTACCTTCTCCAAAAATTAAATTGAAACTGTCAAACACTGCGTTGCACTGTTTTCTGATGCTTTCAGTTATGGTGGCACCTTCTAAACTTGCAGCTATTTTTTCCACATTGTTAAGTGCTTTTTCGTATTTTTCAGCTACTTCTAAATCTAAAAAATCAATATCTTTTAATTCCACTCCATTAATTTTCATTACTTACCCTCCTCAACTTCTGTTTTAGGTGTAAAACCTTCTGTGAATTTTTTAGTAGTTATATCGAATGTACCTAGTATTGGATCACTTATGCCTAAAAATGAACCAGAAATACCTAAATCTCCGTCATTATCTTCAAAACTATCTACAGATATAGCAACTTTTATTTTTCTAGCTCTATAGCTACCCTCTGTTGCTGCTGGTTTATCCAAATCTACGATTAAATAATCTGTTTCAGTAGCGGTACCTGTTAACTGTAATTCTCCAATTTCTCTTATATATTCTATAGCTTTTTCACTATTAATTTGGTCAGCTGTATAATCACTTGTCCATTCGTAACCAGTAATAGACTGGCTAGCACTGGATTGATTAATATATCTTTTACTAGTAGTTTGAGCGCTAGGACTTTCATTTAACTCCGTAAATCCTGTTCCAAGCAATTCAAATTCATTTGATACTTCTAAATAATTAGCTTGTATTTTTCTTTTTCTAACTGCCAATTATATCATTCCTTTCTTAAAATATTTTAATTTAAGCTGTATTTGGAATTGGGCCGTATCTTCTGTAACGGCAAAAGCATAGCCAGTGCTAGTAACTTTAATTTCTAAAGGTTCTAAGTTTTCTAACACTGGCAATATATTATTATTGTTATTTTCTTCTATCCAATCAGCAAACTTTTCATAGAACCCCGAGTTGTCAATATTTTGCAATACGTCTGCTCCATAAGGTTCTCTAGACGTAAAAATAAAAGCATATTGCCTTACACTATCACCATTTACATACTTTTTTATAATAGGCTCTATGGGTATTTCCTCTATGGAATAAGTATCTATATTAGCATCTAAATAATTTACATTTACCCTTATAGCATTATTAAAAGTATCTAAATGTGGACATTTTCTCATATAATTTCTTAAAGAATCTATTATCATCTTTTTCTACCTCCAGCAAAATCGGCTATTGTTTGTACAATTCTATCTCCTTTGTCACTCCACATTCTTTTATCCCAATACTTACCCCTTAAAGCTCCTCTATTGCCACCTTTATTAAGGTAATATTGTTTTTTAGCATACGGAGCACTCCAAATTATTTTATCTGTTTTCAATTGAACACTCATATCCTTTAATCTACCAGTAAGAAATGGCACATAG